GCTAGGTGCAGAATTAATTGGACTGCCGGGGCCTGCACCTCCACCACCGGCAAAGTCGTTAGCATCGGTTGCTCGTATAATTGGTGGGTTGCCGGAGCCGCCGCCGTCAGTTCCGCCGCCACCGGTGCCACCACCGCCACCGCCACCGCCGCCACCGCCGCCACCGCCTCCTGTATTAGGACCAGGACCGCCCGGAGGATTAACAACAGGTGTTATTGGACCCGGTACAGTAGGTCCAACTGGAGTATAAGTTCCTACTTGTGGGTTGGCAATGTTAATTGTAATAGGCGTGATTGATCCAGGTTGTGGATCTCCTCCACCATACACATACGGAGATATAAACACATTAGTAGGTAAAGGGGCAAATGTTCCGTCTGGTCCTGGGTTATTAGGCCAAGTAGGATTAGTCCATGTTGTTCCGTTAATAGGTATACCCTCTGGAGCACCCTGTACTGTACCATTATAAAGCAATGTTAAAATTCTGTTATCCGTCGGTGTGTCTGGAATAGTGTTTTCTAGTGGTATTCCGCAGTGTGCTAATCTATCCGCATTTCTTTCTTGTCGCATCATAGCAACAGTAGATGCACCACCTGCATTAAATCTATCTATAATCATTTCAATTGTTTGAGCAGCCATATGGGGACCTGTTTGCTGTGCCAATGAAGGCAACGAATCTACAAACATAGTTAGTGTTTCATATGAATTTACAAACGGATCTCTAGGAACTTCTACTTGTGGTAAGGCTAAATATCTTGCACGTTGTTCAACTTTTAATTGTCTACCTGTAATATCCCATAAAATTTTTAAATTCGTAATGTTAGTTCCGTCCCAAGGATATTCATCTTCGTCAAGTATTGCTCCGGACGTTCCATTATAAATGCGGCTAATTTCAGCATTTGCATCTGTAATATAGTTCTGACAAAATTTATTACCAGGATTAGGCCAAGCATATGCGCCGGAGATAGCAAGTGTTGCTTTGCCTCCACCTAATGGAGTTCTGTATAAATCGCCACCCTGATTTTTTCCATTTCTATAATATGCGTCATATGTTCCTGTAGGCGGTGCTTCAGTTTCAATGGACTCTGACGGACAAGGATAATCACCACCTGGGCCAAATCTTGCATCTACCATAGCCTGAGTTGGAGGACTTTCTTCATTTGGTGGAAATGTAATAACACCAATTACGTATCTATAAGGTTGACCATTGTTAGTAGAGTCACCTGTGACTCTACCAAACTTATGCTGATGCATACCTCCTGTTCCTCCCTCGTAGTACCAAGCATCTGCGTTGTCTTTTCCTATTGCAGTTACTTTTGCTTTTGCTTTAGTATTGTTTGGAGCAATGACTGTTTTTGGGAGCCCGGCTTTGCCTCTACCATATCCGCCGCCGTCTGTTACTAATGGACCTACTGTAGTGCGATAATAAAAGTCATCTACTCTAAAAGTATATCGATAGTTAGTTCTCTCTAAAATGTATGCGTCTAGGTACTTATAAGGATCATAGTTTGGATTTGGCAAAAATTCAGGACCACCTGCACTAGGATCATCAGGATCATACGGGGGAATCGGCGGATCCGCACTAGGATCACCTTCAGTGTTTGGTATTTGTTCTTCAGGATCATATGCAGGGTTAGGGGGATTCGCTAGTGAAGGGACCGTGTTTACAGCATACGGTGATGTTGATAGTTCAAAGTATGCCTTTTCCCATGTATTACCTAAATAAAGTTGTTCGTAATTTTTACCTAAAACTGATCTGCTAACTGGTTGATTGACCCCTATGCTTTCAATAATATTATAAATTTCATTCCAGTTATAAGGTAAACCTGACATACATCCAAAAAAGTCTGAGTGTGTATATCTACCGTCTGGTCCGCTACCTAAACCTAATTTTTCCGGTATTATTTGTTGCAAATCTGTATTGATCGGTAATGATCCAGAAGATCCTACTTCAGGAGGTGTTGATACAAATACAGTGTCTTCGGGTGGTACAGATTCTAAACCGCCTACACACCGCCCAAACGTTCCCGGGGCAATATTAGTTATATTATTGACCTGTAACATAGAATATCTAAAAGCCGCGGCTGCTAAACCTACTTTAGCAGGTACAACTAAATTTGTTCCACCTAAGTACGAATCATAACCTTTTACTATTGTGTCTGCACTTCCTACATTATTATATGCATCTTCATTTCTATCTGTATCATTATCATACGCAAACGGTGTGCCTTCGGCTACTAATACTCCTACGGCATCTTTAATAGAAGCATCATTTAATTGTGCATTGACAGGCAACACAGAGCCGTTGTTATTTTCTGTGTCTGTTCCAGAATATATCAAATAATAAGTTTTACTACCGGTTGGTAAATCTAAAGATAAATTGTACACAGGCACAGTTAAACTTGGTGCAGTTATTGGGAATAAAAATTGCGGATCTAAACAATCTGCTAATGTTCTAATGAATGTACGTTTATTACCGCTATATGCGCCTGATGTTGTTGCTGATGATACGCCTTGGACACGATCAACTGGATTTAATACATTACATGCAGCCAAAGTATCTACTAAATTAAATCCTCTAATTGCACAAAATGCACTATAGATTGCTCTTTCTTGTCTATTTGTAATAACTGATGCCGAGCCGTTAGATATTTTAGTAATTTCACTTGCTGATAATCCACTAGCTCCTAGTGCTAGATTTAAATCTTCAACCATTGCCCCGTTTTCATATAAAATTTGTAGTAGTGTAGAGGGGAAACCAAATCGTTCTAATTTTCTTGGATCAAACAAGTTACCGATATTTGTTAATTCAGTACCGAATGCTCCTGTGGCTCTTGTTACCCCTGCAATATCAGCAGTCATCATATCAGGAGTGTTACTAAAGATACCGTCTGCGTAATTTGCTGAATTAACTGCGGCAGAAATAACTGCATTTTGTGAATGTATAAAAGAATCTGCTGTCATAAAAGAACTAGCAAAATCTTCATATCTCGGTGTCGTTACTGTTGGAGATTTGCCGTGATAATTAAATTCATTCCAGGCTTGCAATGCTAAACAACGAATCCAGCCCCACTGTGTAATACTATAGTTGTATAGATTGCTTCGATTGTAGGGATACCACGTGGCAAATTGCCCTTGATTAGCATTTGAGTATTCGGAATATCCGGCAGTTGCAGGCCCGGGCTGGGCATCAGAACCATTATTGTTTGCGTACTGTAAAGATTTAACGAGTTCTCCGTCAGGTCCGTAAGAACTGCCATTGGTAATACCTGCCCATGATCCTTCCGGATCTATTGCTTGCCATGTTTTTGGTGGGGCATTTCCTAATGCAGGTAAACCCTGATTTCTACCAATAGATATTTGGTTGTCATATGTAGAATTGGTTAACCTTGCTTCATCGCCGCCTCTGCCGTGATGCCAACCAATATTAATACACCAAGTAATTAATCGTAAAACAGTATCGTTAACAAATTTACCTTTTGGGCTGTATTGAGAATTAGTCTTGCTTTTTCCCATGAATGATTCGGCATTTTTATTAATGTGGATAAAATCATTTTTTAATAATCCACCTAATACATTTATACCTAAGGGACTCTGTTTACCTGTATCAGCCATAATTTACCTTTAAGGACAAAAGACGTTTGCACTGCCTTCAACAATTTTATGTCCACACGAATTGCCGGAACCTACTCTAAGAACAGGTTTACCTTCACAAAAAACTGTTGGACTACCGTCAGTAGTTTTGGCTTTTTTATGGGGCATTTTGTTGGGTTTGGGTTTATGCGGTGTTATTTCACTTTGATGTAAACCCACAGGTTTGCCGTTGCAAAATACAGTGCCTGCACCATTTACAATTTTTCCACCTGTTGTATTTTTATCACCTTTACGACTTAGTTTAGCCATAAAATTATCCTACTAATATTTTTTTCTCCGGAACTGAGATTCCAGTAGTCGCTTCTCTATATTTGTCACGCACAGCATCATCTGTGTCTGCAACAAGAGAAACACTAGTAGTATTTAGTCTTACTAAGGCCTTGGGATTTGCGGTGAATAGACTGGGCACTAAACCCATACCTTTTGGGCCCGGTGCAACAGAAACAGGTTCTTCTATTACAAACACTGATTCTTCGACTGCATTAACTTTTGCTATTAATTCTTCCCCGCTGTTTAATTTAAATGTGTATACATTTCCTGCTTGAATATCGCTCATTATGACTCCAATTTCTGACGTAGTTCTGTAAATCCACCTACATATTCATCATCTACAAAGATTTGCGGGACCGATTTTGCATTAGGCACTGCTTCATGTAGTTGTTGCACAGTCCAGCCATGACCGATACGTCTTTCTTCAAAATCGACACCTCTTGATTCAAGTAATTTTTTTGCTTGATCGCAATAAGAGCATAAATCTTTGCTCCATACAATTGCTTTTTTCATTATACTTCTCCTAATAGTAGTATTTAATTCGATTTTATAGTTACTGAAAATTTACAGTGCTGGTAATTCTTCGTAATCTAATGATTCAGACATGACGCCGATAACATAATTAGTTGATTCATTTTCTTGCAGTGCAGTTTGTTTTTTGCTAGTGTCACTGTGTTTGTTGAACCAAGGTATCGGAGTAATTTTTGGAGCTGGATGTTGATATTTGATGCCAATAACTTTTAATGCTTCAGCCGCAGTATAATCTACAAATTCTTTTAAGATATTTGTGTTTAAACCAATTACTGGGCCTTTTTGAAATAGATAATCAGCCCATTCTTTTTCTTCTCTGATAACATCCATATATAGTTCATATACTTCTTGTTCGCACTCTTTTGCAATACTAATAAATCTTTCATCTTCTTTTACAACTTGATTAATAATGAATGCAGTCCATTCTTTGTGTAGTAATTCGTCTTGCAAAATTAACGAGATAATATTACCATTACCAATAAAGATTCTATTTTCTACCATAGCAAGTGATGTTGCAAAACTAACCATAAAACGCAAGGCTTCTAATGCATAACTTGCATGTAGTGCTAACCAAATTGCAGTTAAATGCTCATGTTCATCAACTTTTTGACCTAATTCTTTTTTGCAATTAATCTGATGCAGTTTGTCATAGTAGTTACCAACACTTGAAGCCATATCAGCAATTTCTTGTGTATCATGGATAGTGTTGAATATTTCTTTAGGTACGTTATATATGTTTCTTATAATATGACTGTAGGAACGTGAATGAATATTAGTTTCAAAGAACGACCAATTGTACATCAATGCTTCAAGTTCAGGCAAACCAACAACAGG